GAAATCTCATTATACTACAATTTAGTGGTCATAACTACCAAAATCATGTATAATTCGGTTCGCCAATTACAAAGACACGCATGAACACTGCTTTTCTTGTAGTCTCTGCATTTATAATACGCCCAATAAACCACATAAAACAGACGAAACCACTTTAAAATTGTTTATATTGCAGTAATAATTACAGTAAATTATTTTACTTTTAGGTGGATTTCTACCACAAAACATATTATAATATAACTAATAGGAGGTGAATTATGTGGAGACTATAGGAGAAAGAGTTAAAAGACTAAGAGAAAAACGAGGTTGGACACAAGCACAATTAACAGCTCGAATGGGAGCAAACAGTACCACAACACTTTCACGTATCGAAAACGGAGTTACTAAAGAAATGCGTATACCGATGGCACAAAAACTAGCGGAAATATTCGATGTAACTCCAGAATACATTATGTACGGAGAAAATATTAATAACCTATATACAGAAGAAGTCTATAGGTTTATTATGAATCCGAAAAATGTAGAACTCATTGACATATTTGTCAAAGAACAGATTCTCAAAGAACTGAAGGAAAATTACAAAAAGAAAAAGGAGGGCAATTAAGCCCTCTTTTTTGCTGTAATAAAATCACGTATAACTGTATTGTCCAGTTGCATGATATACATATTTCCCTTTTTTAGTTCTTCAAGTTTGTCACCAAAGTATGCTAACTTTCTAGCCTTGTCTTTAGACAATGTTTCAACAAAAGCCATAGGTTTACCCTTCTTTGTTCTCGTATTCTTAATTTTAGTTATGAGTGCGAGAATATTTGTATTGCCATCTACAATACTATTGTCGTAGTCAGCAAACATATCAGTAAACGTATATCGCAATGTAGCAAACTCCATTTGGCCATAGCTTTCTTCTTGTTCGCCAGAATATACAAACTCGCCTTTGGATTTACGTTTATCTTTAAGCCAGTCTATATATTCAAGTAATTCCCATCTGGTTTTGCTAGTGTAATTATCACACGCACCAGAACGAACGATATTTTTAAGAACAGTCTTATTCAAATTTACATTATCTACTAAAAACTGTTCCGCATTATTTCCATTTGGTACAATCGAATTACCTACACCAGCAATCAAGTTAAAACCTAATGTAACTGTACGATTTTTACCAACGCATTTCATTTGACTGACACCAATATCTGGTGGTAGCACCTTGATGTTAATCTTTTTGCAATGCTCGATTAAAGGGGATAATTTATCACAACCACTTGTATCTTGACCTACAATATCAATTAATGAGGCCATATACTCTGCTGTATAATGTGCCTTAATGTAAGCTGTGTACCAAGCTAAAAGCCCATACGCCGCAGAATGGCCCTTGTTAAATCCATAGTTAGCAAAAGTGATAATCTCATCGCATATCTCTTGCATAATGTCTTTAGAAATCCCATTCTTCAATCCTCTTTCTAACATATCGTCAATGACTGGTTGCATTTCTTCTGTAATCTTGCGACCAATAATACGACGTAAGTTATCCGCTTCGCCATATGTATAACCGCATAGTTCACGAGCAATCTTCATGATTTGTTCTTGGTATAAAATAACACCTTCTGTGTCATTTAGGATAGGCTCTAATTTAGGGTGGAGATACGTAACTGCTTCTTCCCCTTGTCTACGACGTTCGAAGACTCGGACCATACCAGAATCTAATGGACCTGGCCTAAACAACGCTACAGTATCAATTAAATCTTCTACTCGTTGAGTATTAATGGCTTTGACTATATCTGTCATGCCACCAGATTCAATTTGGAAACAACCTTGTGTAAATCCAGCTCTAAGCATACGAGCTGTGCAATCATCTTGCAAAGGTATGTTATTGATTAATAATTCATCTGGTCTACCAATACGCTCTAATGCACCATCTAGTACATCTAACGTTTTAAGACCGAGAATATCAAGCTTCATAATCCCCTGTTTTTCGAGCAAGTGAAAATCTTGTGCCGCTACCAGAATATCTTTATTCTTTTCTACTGCACACCAGTTACTTACATCTTTAGGGAAAACTACAACAGCTGACGCATGAGTACTATACTTTTCTATGTGACCTAAAAACTTTTCAGCTAAGTCACGAAGCATATCATCTTTTACATCGGCTAAATCATCAATTTTACTTGATATAGCGTCTATATCTGCTGGAGCATAGCCTAATGCTTGACCAGCACGTTGCAATGCTGATTTAGGTTGTATATAACTAATTGTTCTAATCTGATATACTAAGCCATACTTTTCACGGATATAATCAATAACTTCTTCACGTCTTTCGGAAGAGACATCGACGTCAATATCAGGGCTTGTTACACGCTCTGGATTAGCAAACCGTTCAAATACTAGATTAAATCGTATAGGGTCTACTTGTGTGATACCAGCTAAATACGCAACTAAGCTACCACCAACAGAACCACGTCCTGGTCCAATTGGTATATGTTTACGTTTACAGAATTCTAACATATCATGAATGATACACATATAATTTGTGTAATGGCATTGTTCTAATACATCAAATTCATGTAATGCTTGTTCTTTATACTGTTGACTATTCTCTTTCTTAGCAATACCTAATCGTTTCCACCCTTCGTTACACCTATCTTTTAGATAACGTAATGGGTTCTCACAATCAAATACAGGGAAGTTTTCTTCTCCCATAGGGATTTCAACATCGCATTGGTCTATAATGTTAGATACGTTCTTGAAGTATTGAGAGGTATCATAATCAAAGAATTTAGACATTTCTTCCTGGCTCATCATATGATAATCACCAGAAGCGTAATACTCACTATCTTCACCTAAACCAAGCCATGCACGATGAGTATCGGTATCAGATGGTAATACATAGTGGCTATCACCAGTAATAATGATAGGAATGTTGTATTTATCACCTAGCTCACGGACCTTCTTGTTATATTCATATTGTTCTGGAAAATCATGTGGCTGTATTTCCAAGTAAAAGTCATTATCAAAGATTTTGTGTAAGTCGTAAATCATGGTATCTGGGTTTTCATGACTTAACACACCAGCGATACATGCAGTACTACAAATAAGTCCTTCGTGACATTCAGCTAATATCTCAAAACCAATTCTAGGTTTTCGATAAAAATGTTCTGTTCCATATGTAGCAATCTTCATGAGATTACGATACCCAGTAAGATTTTTACATAGCAACAGAATATGATAAGTTTGACCGCCTTTTACTTCTGGCTCGATAGCAAAATATCCTTCATAGCCTAAGATGGGCTTTAACCCTTCTGTCTTACACTTCAGATAAAATTCCATAAGACCAGTAGTAGTACCATGTTCTGTCATGGCTAAGGCAGTATAGCCAAGCTCTTTGGCTCGTTTTATTTTATCGTCTATAGTAGCAAACCCGTCAAAATATGGAATAATCACTATGACTGTGTAAATCGCAGAAACTCATTCCCAAACCACCTCCTTTTATAATTTAGCTGATAATTCTTTATCTAGTATCTGTGAAACCTTTTCTTTATATTCATCTGGTACACTATTAACTACTGGACTTTTAATTTTGCTAATAGCTAAGTCTACTTCTTTTTTTCTTTCTTTAAAAGCTTCGTTGATAACATCAGTAACCTTAAAAGTATTATTCTTATCAGTTACTTTTTGACCTTTTAAAAAGGCTTTAATAACCTTGTATGCACCATCAACGATGACATCAAGTATTGTTTGATTATGACCATATAGCACATACCTATCCGACAATACTTTAATTTCTACAACGCCAGCTTCTAATAACAATTCTCCAACATCAATGACTATATCCCATCTACGTCTCATCGCTTTACACCTTCTAACTTTTGTAATTTACTGGAGTATTTCAAAAATTTACCGAATAATGAAGAGTTTTCTTTTCGTAAAAGATATATCATTTCTTCATTATCTTTGATTTTAGATTTTACTAATTTAATTTTCTTCTTTATTTCATTTTTATCTTTCATTTTATTCCTTCTTTCTACTCACTTTGTTCGTATAATTACTTCGACTAAAGTCTTCGTAATTACATATTTTTCTTTATACTTTATATGTAATTAGATAATCTAACATTATCTAATTTACTAATCAATTACGGGTAAAACTTCTTGTTTTACTATTCATCCGTTCAGTGAATACTTTTTGACGTATTCGCTTCACTACTTCATAACTAATGTTGATTATATTATTTAGTAGTATTAACAAATGCTTCGAACCAACCTTTAGGTTGAGTGAGAATACGAACCAAACTTGTTTGGTGAGTAGTATTCCCTCATTCGCTTCGCTCTTGAGAATTTACTTTGTTTGATAAATCAAACTTCGTAAATTATATTTATTATGTATTTAATTTTGGATATAAAAATCCCTAGGTGCAACGTTTTTACGTCGCAACCTAGGAAATGTACCTCACACGCACCTACTGCGTCCACGTGTGTATGATTACTCAAATCAGTATCACCCCTCTTAACACACCCTAGAAAGTGTCAAGCAGAAGCCACCCGTTTCATTCAATCCTACTGAAAATAGACAGACCTATCCTATAGGACAACAAGCTGAAACTTTACTTGTCTACGATGTCATGCGAAGTGACAAAGGGTCGAAGTTGACCAGACGCCCCCCTTGTAGTTATGGCTACAAAAATTAAAGCCCGCTCCCTTGCTCCTGTTCTAGGATGAACAAGGGTTGTCGTCGTGTATTGAGGGACTATTACTAATCCATCAAATCCTCTTAATTGCCCCACGTCAGGCTCGTATGTTATTCACCACCCATACGATAGCGAATCTGTCTATGCCCCAGATTATCCTATTCTATTGTCAGAATGTAAATGTAACCCCATACTACACAAGTCAACACGACTTGTTACTTGTGCCCTTGCGGACGTACAGTAAATTCGCAATACAACTTACATCTGAGTGCTAATCAAAACCAAGGAAATTTAACCTATAAACACATATAAGCCTTGATTTGTTAGCGATTCTAAAGCTGTTTTCTTGAGATATAATATATCTCTCTTTGTTTCTTCACAACGAACATCATTTTCATCAATATGGTAAACCTTAACGCCTTTTTCTATCACATCGAGAGGTTCACCATATATACTGTAAAATTTGCCTTTAACTTTAACGCCATATTCTCTGGAGCGTTTTTTTAAGTTACGTTCTAGTTCAGCATCCCATAACTTTTCATTTTCGATAGTTTTGATTATAGATATATCATCTAAAGAACGTATCAGCCTATCTTTACAGAATTCATCAAACATACAAACAATTAATACTTTTAACAATTCTTCTCTTGTCATTTTCCTCCTCTTTTCTTTGCTTGTAAGTGAAGTTATATTCAATTAAAAAACAAGTCTTCGACATATGCTCTACGGCCACATCGACTTGTTACTTCGTATTATACACACATAGTTTCACGTTGTCAACACTTATAAGTGAATACTTTTATGAATTTTTGATGAAGAAATTTTCATTCTTCACCTACAGCCTTATTATATCGCAACTTCACTTGTAAGTCAAGTTCAATTTTTGATTTTAGGCATAAAAAAAGAAGGGGGCATATTGCCCCCATTAGTTTGTATACATTTTGACTAGGTTATAACGTGCATAGTACGTTGGGTCCTTGTCAGTAATGTCATATTTAGCACCATATATAAATTTACCATTACGTTTTTCTACACCTACTTCGTGATGGAATTTACCAGCACGGAAGTTTTCTTGTGCGTAAACATCAAGTTCATGTCTATCTGGTACTTTTACATCAAATGTTACTTCCGATGTTTGATTCATGACTACTTTACCATCTTCGAATTTTTGTGTTTCGTTTTGTTGTAAGTTAAATTGTTGTTTTTTACCATTTACTTTTACTGTTACGTGAGGTTGTTCGATATTAGCTTCAACATCTGTATCCTCGGTAACATACGTTGGTATATTGTTTTTATATACCAGTTCTTTTTCTTTCGGCACGTATGCAAATGTAGTTTTTGTTTGTTGTGTACTTTTTACATTCTCTATTTTCGTCTGTGCTGGCGTTTTAGGTTGGTTCACGATAGTTTCCCTATGGAACATTCTATACCCACCATACAGGGCCACACAGACCCCTAGAATTGCAATTATAAAAACTATTAACCTACAATTAGGCTTCACATAGTTCTGGGTGATATTGGAAATAAATTGCTTTACCACGAATAATGTCACCACCTTCTCCGTCCTCCTGTGGAAGTTTTAATAAGTCCCAACGCATATCTGGGTCACTATCATGAATACCATATCCATCAATATCAGCCCATTCAGCATGTGTTTTTACTCTATCGTATACGATGTCCCAACCCTTAGCTTTACATATCTTATATACGATTTTAGCCATCGTATCCACTTGTTCATCAGTTGGTGGCTCCGTACCAAACTTAACTGTGCCATCCGCCCAAACGCCAGCGTCAAAGCAACAAGACAATGAAATACCAATATTATTAGTGTTCCTATGCCAAGTATGCTCGCAATACACATCAAGATTATCGTAATCAGAATAGATTGTACCATCGCCAAGAATGTTAATATGATAGTGGTCAGAAGTGTCTTCATAGTGGTTCGCCCCCCAATGCAGAGTGATTTTATCTGCATGGCATACACTAGCCATGTATTCAATATCGTTTAATGTATATTCCATATAACCTCCAATAAAAAGAGAGGAACCCTAATCGAGTTCCTCTTCAAAACCAGCAAATTTATCTGCTTTTTCTTTATTTTTAGCTTTACTTGCTTTTGTTCCATAATGTTTTAATTTGTCTGAAGCAGACATATCCAATGCCTTTTTAGCGTCAGATATATTTTTCTTTGTAATATTCATAGCTTTAAGTTCTTCTACACTAACAGATTTTGGGTCATTAATGTATTGATAAATTAATTGTTTCTTCGATGATTTTTCATTTTGCGAGTTAGCATAATTGATAGAACTCATATCGCTATTAACTGAATCTAAGATTGGTCTAAAACCTAACATTTTAAGTACTCGTTCTTTATCACTGTAATCACGAGTATCAACGCCTTTAGTCCAGTCGTGTTTTTTACCAGTAGCACCTTGGTAGTAATTAGCAAAAGCTGGGGATAAATCATGGGCCATACCAAGAAGTACATTATTAGCTGTATTATGATTTTTAAATGATTCCATCATATTACCCAATGTACCGAATGTAGGACCGAAGAAATTATCTGTCGGAACCAAGTCGCCTACACCAATGTTACGGCTAAAGTCTGCACCGATAGTAGGAGCTGGTAAACCGTACATAGCGAGTAATGCTAATTGTTTCTTAGCTTTGTCATTGCCCGCCCATTCCATAATTGTTTCTTTGATACTCTCTGTAGCTTTTTTATTTCGAATCCATTCAGCGAATGGGTCAGCTAATGAAATACCAGGTATACCCATTAGACCAGCCATTGTCATGTAAGAACCTAGAAAACGAGCCATTTCTTTTTTATTACCGCTCTTAACAATGTCATACATAAATTCTAATTCTTTTACTGAGTATTTCTTGAATTGTAGAATAAGTTTACCTAGTGTCCCGTATTTGGTAAATAATTGAGAAGCGTCTTTATCTGAATAGTCAAAGTTTGTTTCTCGAACAAAGTCAGAAGCAATATGTTCTGCTTCAGTTTGTGACTTACCTTCTGCAATCGCTTTTCTAAATGCGTGTAGTGCGGCTACACGTCTTGTATATTTATCCATTCGGTTAAACATATCCATTGATTTTTCGAATAATTTACCTAATTTAACTTTACCAACTTTCATATTGTAAATACTTTTTCTATTTTTTAGTGATTGAGTTTCCATAGCTGTATCTTGTAAATTCAAACCAATATTATTGAACATTCTACGTTCAGCCATCGTAATGTTCTTTGTGCTAGGTCCAAACATCGTAGCGTCACGTACGGCTTGTGCAAAGTCTTTAGTGTAACCTGTTTTAGTCACAATATTCATCAATGCACCAAGTTGAGCAAGTGCCGCTGTAGGTCTAAACAAACCAAGTTTAGCGACTGTAACAGCTTCCATGCTACGATTCATTAAATCAGTAGCGAATGTTTCACCGTAATGCTGTTTAATCCAGCCATCGCCGATGAGTTCGTTTACTGTTCTATTAATTGTTTTATCTGCGTTATTAGGAACGCCAATTACAGAGGAAATGAAGTTGTGTAATACATCTTCTACGTCACGTCTAGCACCTTCGCCATTACGACCGAATTGAGAAGCGTAATCTGTGCCAATTACATCACGATATAATGATGTAGATTTATGGTAGAACTCATTTGTTGGAATGAAATGAGCTTTATATCGTAGATAGTTTTCAATGTTACCAAATACATCTGGGTTAGCACCTTTAGCATTAGTACGAACATTGTTGTATTTATCTTTACGTAAATCACCATAGCCAAGCAATAGATGACCAATTAAATCTTGTCGTGTAATCACGTCACGGCGTCTAAATAATTCGTCTAAGTTTGCGTATTGTAACTCTTGGTTTAATTGTTTACTATCAATACCCAAATCTTTTTGTTTCTTTTTGTCTTGAATTAGGTCCATTAATTTTTCACGAGTTACGCCATCTTTTTTGTTTACGAATTCGTCAATGATTTTATTTAAGGCTGGGTAAGAATGAGAGATACGTGCAAAGCGTTTTTCTTGTTGTTCTCTACTTTCGCCTTCGTATACGATATCGTCATATGCAGATTCGTTTGAACCTTCATAAATGTCAGAACTTACATTCTCATCATATCGAGGGTTACGTTCTGTAATAATAATACGTAAATCTTTATTGAGTTTTTTATCTTTTACGTAGTGTTCTGCGTCACGATATGTATGGAAAGAAGCAATCTTTTCACGTTTTTCGTATACGTCACCTTTATTGTCTGTGACTTCTCTAGCTAAATACACGCCGTATCGACTGTGCAACATAGGTACGTGACCCCATAATTTGCGTGGCTTATGTTCTGGGTCAGCACCGCTTGCTTGCCAAGCTTTAACAGAATCATTAAATACTCTGTCGTCTAAGTTACGCCAAGCATTGTAAGCTTGTAATACCTTTTTATTATACCCTTGCTCACGGATAGCTTTATCACGTAATGGAAGAGAAGCTTTATGAGCTTGTTCCCATGTAGCGAATGGTTTCATAGCTTTGTCACTGGCAAATACACGGAAATTACCATCTTTGTAATCCATGAAAGCATGTTTACCTTGATTTTTAAGTTCGTTGTAGAGATTTTTTGCGTCTACTTCGTCTTTGAATTCTCTAAAGGTATCGTTCATATCAAGATTAATGTATACTTCTTTATCACGAACCATTACGCCAACTGGTTGCACAAATTCACGTCCAAGGTCAGTAACTTGTTTAGCCAATTTATTGAACGATTCAATATTATCTTCTCCAAGGTTAGTTTTAATTTTATCCAATGCTTTCAGATATACTCGTTGTAATTTATCTGCTTTTACTTCGGCTTCTGTTGCCCAGTGGATAATTGGCTTCATTTGTGGAATGTATTTTTCAATCATTTTGATTGGAGAACGTAACCACTTTTTAAATGTATAGCCAGAGATATTACCTTGTTTTGCGTCACGTGTTTCAAATGTGATATTGTCGTCTTCTTTTTTAAGTAGTTTTGCCGCTGCTTCAGAGAAGGAAGGCAATGCCTTGGCAATAGGGTTAGCTTCTTTGCCCTTTTGGTATAAGATAACGTCTTCTGGTGCTTTTTGTTTTTCTAACTTGACAATTTCTTTCATGACATATTGAGCTTTATTGTCTACATCATCAGTAATTGTAATGATAGGAATACCACGCATATTAGCACCACGCTCAATATACGAATCTAATTGTTTATAATTGGTTTCGTCTAAAACAATATATTTAATGTCATTGATATTTAATTCATGTAATTTAGCTTCGCCATATCCAGTACCAAATTGTTTTAAGTCTTGTCTTAGTCCTTCGATTGCTTTTCTTGTTTGTTCATCTAGCTGTTGACCACGTGTTACTTTTCTATATCCTTCTTCAATACTATCGCCTTTTCTCATACGATATAGAGTATCAATGATAGGTTTGATAGTTGTACGTGGTTTATCCATATCGTCATAGAATGATAAAATATCATTGTCATATGAATCTTCTAGTATACGTAGCTCATGTTCTTTAAGTACTGGTCGAATATGTTTATCAATGACTTTCATAGCGTCCAGTATATTGATTGGCTTATTACGAGCATTTGATACAGAAATTTTATTACTTGATAATCGCTTAGGTTCGTCACTAACAAATGCTAATGCTTTGTTTACTAATCGAGTACCATCAATAGCCATACCACCGTATTCGTTTGGTGAATCATAGTTGTTAATTGTCTTCGTGTACATATCTTGTGTACCAAGTACGTAACTATCTTTTACAACTTGTTTAGGGTCTAATACGAGTGCGTATTCACCATACCCATCAAGAACACTATCATATGCGTCCTTACCTAACGAATATGAAACACTAGGTTCGATAAGCTTGCCTTGGTGGAAAGATTTACGAAGATATCCTGTACTTTCCCTGTGTAACATAATAGCGTAGTGTTCTTCTGGGTGTTCTTTTCTATCTTCAATTAGTGGTTTTGGATTTGTGACTTTAGAAGCAGACTCAAATAAAGCCCCTGTGTGAACAGGAGCTAAATTGCCTTGTAAGGTATATGCTAATGTTTCTTCGAGATTACGAGTATTGCCTTCGTAGATTGCTCGCATTAAACTACCTTCGTAAGGAATATTAAATTTTTTGTCTAATTCTTTTGATTGCCACAATAATGAAAGTATAATATTTTCTTTGTCTTTAACTGAAAGGTCTTCATCATCAATCGTAGACATAACTTTTTCGATAGTTTGATTTCTCGCCTGAAATAAATCATCTTTGTTTGTTTCTTCAACTATCGTTTTTGCAGAATCCCACGCTCGAAGTAATCCCCCTTCAAAGTTAGGTCGTTTCGAAATGGAATTTGTCCTCGAAATCTGTCCTTGATTTCCTCTATCGTGTGGAACTGTTTGTCCTTGTCGATGAAGCTCCGTCCGTCCACTATCACTCCCCAATTGAGTTTGTCCCAATTGATTACCTTGGCGTTGAATTCCTTCTCCGCTACTTCTGCTAGGCATATTCGTGCCACGCATATCGCTATCTTCATCTGCATGCTCCCTAGAGAGAAGTGTTTCGTTTTGTTGAGTGGATAGAACTCGTTCATGTAATCCACCACTTTGAGTGCCATCTTGCCCAACTCGTCCTTCGGACATTTCATTTCTGTTAGTATTCGGTTGACTAAAGTTTCGATATCCATCAATTTCCTCCTTAATATAATCCGCTATTGAACTAGCAAAATTCATAACTTGTTTTGTGGAACCAGCGTTGTTTAAATAGTCTCTAAGTGCCACATGAACCAATTCATGTTGGAAAGAGGTACTACTGCTATTGATTCTATCTTCTGGAACATAAATTACACCTAATGCAGAGTTGTATTGCGGTGTTTCGCCAGCGTCAGTTACTTGAATTTCGATGTGTTTTGCCTTTTTAAGATACTCTATAACTTTTGGGTATTGGTCACCTAAACGGCTTTTTAAAGTGCCAAATAACACACTTGCTTGTTGAGGTGTTAAGTTATCAGATGTATTTAATCCACGGTTAATAATGCTACTTAAATCGCTTATATTAACGTTTTCTGTTTGTTGTGTGTCTGTAGTTTCTTCTTTACCTTTTTGGTAAGATAAAGGGTCTTCTAATGCCTTTTCAACTGAAACGTTTTTAGGTCGTAACAACACTTGTCCGTCAAGTTCATCAATTACATATTCGCCTTTTCCATACAATTTGTCAAGTGTTTTTTGTAAGCCAGCTGTAGAGTCCGTATAGAATATCAACGAACCTGTATCTGAGTTAGATATAGCAGCTTTTAAAATTTGTTCTCGTGCCTCTTGCACAGCTGATTTTGTAGCGTAGTCTTTTAGGTTAGAAGCACTTTTACCGTCAAATGGAGTAGAACTAAGCATTAATTCTGCGTCGAATGACACTTTGCCGTCCTTCTCAGTCTTATTCGTTATACTATCTGTATCAACGCCTATATTTTCGAGTGTGGCTGTAATGTCAGTATTTGGTTTAACGTTCAGTTCAAAATGAAATACTTCTATGTCATCTGTAGGAGTCACTTTACTAAGCATAATAGGAGATTGTTTGTTAATACGATTTTCCTTACGTTTATCTTCCTTAATAACTTTTGGCTGTTCTACGACTTCATCTTTCTTTTCAAATCCTGTTTTAAAGTATTGTTTAGCAAATGCAATTAATTTATCTTTTTCATCAAATGGCGTTTTAGTTAAACCATCTTTGCCATCATACATTTTCTTATTGCGGTCATCTCGAATACGGTTGCCTTCCAAGCCAAACGATTGTTTAGGGAAAGAACCAGCGATTGCATATACTAGCTGTTTAACTTTAGTTGGATTAGATTTGAAGGCTTGGATTGGACCACCAGCACCTTCTATAAGGTTTTCATATTCTTTAGTTAAAACTGTCTTGATAATCTTATTACGCTCACCATCTCTAAATGATGTAACTGGTTGACCAAGCTCTTTACTTAACCATTTGAATACGCTCTTATCAATAGCTGAAGGAGTTTTAAAGATAGCGTCTCTAACATATGCTGGGTGTTTAATTTCACCATTTACATGTGCCTCTACCATGTTGGCAGACGTATCATTTTTATGTTGAGGGATTTCAAAATTATATTCTTTTGTATCGCCTAAGTGGTTGAAGTTAAATTTGTCAATTTGTTTTTGAATTTGTTGTGCTTCATTTTGATACCCTTGATTAGTGACTTTTTCTGTATCTAATTTATTTTGGAATTTAGCAATACGGTCACGGATAATTTGAGCTTCTTTTTCTTTACCTTCTGGTGAGCGGTCATGATTTTTAAGTTCGCCATCTTTATTGGTATTGTAGCGAACCATTTCAATCATTTTACGTAACTCTGGTTTATATTTGTTATTAGCGTTTTTCTCTAAATGAGATAAATACTTAATGGCTTCTTGTGGTGTAATTTTCTTTTCCCGTAAACCAGCTAATGCACGTTCACCTTCAGTTTTATCATTTTTATATGGACCACGTTTTTTAGTTTCTTTAACTGGCGTAGCTTCTTTTTCTATTTTCTTTTCTTCTTTTTTAATGACTTCTTTAGGTTGTACTTTTTTAGCTTTTTCTACGTCAATAGATTGTGCTGTAATAAGAGGTTTAAGCTCTGGATTTTCAGCTACTTTAGCTGATATAGAACCTTTTTTAAATGAAGGTTTCACCTTAGCGTTAGCTTGAATTTTAGGTTTTTCTACTTTAATTTGTTTCTTAGCTTCGGCGATTTGTTCACCATATACTTCGTTCATTACCTTGTTATATAAGTTTTTGCTATTCTTTTTAAGGTCTTTTAGAATTTCATAACGATGAATTGGCTTGCCCATTTTACCAAGTTCAACTAATTGATTGGCAATTACTTCTCTTGTTTGTTGAATTTTTTCTTTATCACGTGGGTCGTTTTCATCTAAGTTTTTAAAGGCTTCTGCATATGCTTGGTTAGCTTTAATCACGTTAGCATTATCAGCACTACGTTTTAATAAGCCTGTTTTATCGTTGTTTTTCTTACCTTCTTCGATTGAGCGAACATGATTTTGAATATCCTTCATTTCTTGTTCAGAATAGTTTTGTGTATTAATACCATTCTTACGAAGATATTCATAATCTTTGCGGACTTTACGTCCGTATTTTTTATCAGCTTCACGTTCTGCGATAGCTTTGCTAATGCGATAACCTGTTTCTTCCGCTCTATCACCATATAGAGGGTCAAGGAAAGGTTTATTCACAGAATCTTTATAACGAGAAGAATATGCTTGTCTATTTTCTTTTTCTCGTTGTTGTGCTTGTTTTGCTTGTTGACGTCTACGTGCGTCAGCTTCCGCTTTCTCAACGGCAAGATTTGTATCGTTAACGTTTTGACGAATAGGATTATCAGACAATAAGTCTTTACGCTGTGTGTCTGATAGTTTATATCCTACTCTATCTGCACGTTCAACGATATTTTTTCCGTCCATAGGGTTGTAGTTATCTACGTCATTTTTCTTACGTAGAGTAGATACTAAAGTAGATGAGGCTTCGTGTGCTTCTTTCTTTGTGAGACCAGCGTTCATGAAGTCGTCCATATACATATTATTAGTAAGCTTTTTAGGATTTGTTTCGTCTGTAGAATTATCCCATAAATCTACGATACGATTTACTGTATCACTAACAGCTTGTTGTTTATTCGCAATATCAGCGTCAGAATATTTATTCTTTTGAAAACGTGCTGTCATAGTGTCTAGCACGTCATCGTAATCGCCACGTTCCTGTGGTGCTAATTGGTCTGGTACCATTTCTGACAAGTCTGTAATACCGTCAACACCAGTATTATCTTCAATACTACGAACAGCGGATACTGGTGTCTCTACGTTTCCGTATGCATCATCTTCTGTGTCAATATTATTGACGTTGTTAATACTTGTAGTATTGTTAAGATTTGTTTCTTGTGGGCTACTGTCTATACTGTCTTCTACAGAGACAGAAGGATTAGAACGAGATGAAGCCCAGCCACGACCAGTATTTACGGCACCACCAATACCACCTAACATTAATGAACCAGCAAATGCGTCTTTGCCTTGGCTCATCATTTCATCAGTCCATGTACGTGGGTCATAGATATGTACGTTAGCATAGTCTGGGTTACCTAATGCTTGTTCTTGAATTTCTTGTTGCCATGCTTCAGTTAAACCTTCGCCAGTGGCACCAATCATAGCATTACCAGCCCACGCACCAGCTGTTTTAGCTAGTACTTTGCCACCAGTACCAACAGCCATAGCGGCTGAAATACCTTTCATTGGCATACCTAGTGAGATTTTATCTGAAGCATAGTTTAATACAGCTGGGGCCCAGCCATCGTCAAAGGCTTGGTTACTAGCGTCCCATGCTTCGTTATAGTCCATACCACGGCTTAGACCAGTCATGTATGTATCACCAGCATTACTAGCGTTTTCGACTAGACCACCGACTGCAATACTACCAGCTGTTTTAGCGGCTTTAACGCCATATCGAATCGCCTTAGAACCTTCGTATGCTCTAAGTGCAAATTTACCAACACCTGTTAATGCACCTACAACACCACCAGCAGTAGTACCAACACCAGGTACGATAGAACCAATAGCGGCGTCAGCGGCGGCTGATGTAGCGACATCAGTGGCCAAACTAGGAACAGATGAACCTAAAGCTTGAGCGGCCTGGTTTGCACCATACCATAAATATCCATCGGTATCTGCATTACCTGTATAAGCATTACGAGCGGCTATATCACCCATTTGGTTAGCACTATACATAGCTTCATTAGCTAACCAGTCATGACCGTTGTTTTTAGCCCAGCCAGATAACTCACCAAATAGTCCGCCCATAGAACCAGCTAGACCAGATTGAAAGCTGTCAATTAAACCATCGTTCTCGCTTGGAATATAGCCAGAATCATCGAGGGCTTGTTTACGCTTCATGGCATTATATTGAGGACCATATGCAACGTTATATAGGTTATCGCCTAGCAACTGTCCTAAAGTAGGCATTTAATCACCCCTCCTGTATAAATAATCTATTCTTTTTTGTTCAGTTTATCAATGATGTCTTGGCTAGTGCTGTAATCCAATTTATTACCGCTACTTGAATTTTGCATATGATTAATTTGGTATGTATAATCATTCCCAGCTCGTCGTAACATTTCCATTGAATATGGAGTTGCTTCAGCTGAACCTAATTGTAAAATTAAGTCACCATATCGACGATTTAACTCATTGACATCATTTTGAGAGAATTGTTCTTTATCAGCATTTTCAGACAAGTATTCACCAAATCCGCTTAATTGTTTATCGACGTATTTATCGCTACTGATAAGGCTAGAACTGCTACCACCACCAGAGCGACCACTTCTACCAGCACGAGCGGCTGTAGCGGCGGCTCTAACTACCACCATGTCACGCTGTAATTGACGTTGTTTCTCTGCTTCAGCGGCCTTAAATGCACGTTCGTCTGCAAGTAATTGGTCTTGCCGTGCAAATTGTAGTCCCATTTTAGCCATGTCATTTTGTGACATATAACGTCGTGCCATAGGGCTTAAACGTACACCAAGAGCTTGGCCTAAACTTGCAAGCATTTCTGCATTAGAGCTATTCTTACTATTAGCAATCATCTGTGCTAATTGACCAGCCCCAGTTAATTGAGTTGATTGGTTATTTAGCTTAGCTTCTTCCTGTGCCTTTGCAATCGCTGATTGCATAAGTTGTTTATCACTTTGAGCATAGAAAGGAGACGCTAGTCTACCACGTGCTAAGTGATGTGCTTGTGTTGATAATGCACTACGTAATGCGTCATCACCAGCGGCTGATACATTTTGTTTTGGTGCATTAAGGATACCCATAACTTGACCAAAGTCAATTTGCTCTTTTGGGTCGTCTAATTGGAATTGAGCCGCTAAATTAATAGGCGATTTACCTTGTTGAGTGTAGTTAACAGGGATATTAGAACGTCCACCGCCACCGATTGATTTAACATAATTACGAGTTTCTTCAATTGGAATTGTATCTGGCGAACCGTCCCAGCCATTACTAATCCAGCTATCAACATTACCAGGACCAGCGTTATACGCCGCTAAGGCTTTAGTAATGTCTCCACCATACTTTTGCAAATTTTGGGCGATGTATTTAGCACCGCCCATTGCACTTTGGTATGGATTTGTCATATCTTCAATGCCTAAATCTCGTGCTGTATCTGGCATTGTTTGGAACAAGCCTGTAGCACCAGCAGAACTTACGGCAGTTGGGTCAAAACCGCTTTCTTGTCGAGCTACACGAGCAAGAAGGTCAGGGTCTACACCAGTACTATTGGACGCTTGAATAATAGCGTCTTGGATATTACTAGGCACATTCCCATATTGAGAAAAATCCATAAACCCTCCTTATCCAAGTAAACCAGGCATATTCGCTTTATATTGATTGTATGTTAAGTAATCGTTATCATGTAAGCGTTTGCCAGCGTTGATATCCTTATATTGATTCCAGTAATCTTGTTGTTTTAATAGACCAGCGTTAATGCCTTCTGCATTTGTTGGGGTCAAAGCTGGGCCATTATAACCCATTGCTGATAGTTTAGCGTTACCACTAGCCCAGCCAGTACTATCACCTTTATCAAGCCCCATCATTGCTTTTGTTTGGTCTAAAAAACCGTTATATTTATTCGCTTCGTCATTGGCAAATTCTTTATCTTGGTTTTTAGCTTCTCCACGTGCTAGCCAGTTGTCTGCTAGTAAACCTAGACCACCAGATACTGCACGACCTAATTGAAACCAAGGGTCTGTTGCTGGATTATACGGAATGACTTGCATTTAATTCCTCCTCTGTAAAGCCTTCTACTACAATGCCGTTTGCATAGAACATATTCGAACCAGTGCAAACTAATTCATATACTGGCACGATACGACCAGCTTTAAAGTCAATGATATGTTCAAATCCATTATCAGTAAGTACTTCCATGCCTTCTTCAAGTTCATCAATAGCTTTGAGACCATCACGTGTCCATACTGTTTGTGTATGAGTTGTTTCTAATGAATGGTTATCTGTAATTAAATGCATTGTTTCTCGTTCGCCACATGCAACTACTTTAAGCACTTTTTCAATACCATCTTTAGCCACAACAATATCTCCCTCATTAATTTCGTTAATAGGGATATAGCCATAATCTGTTTCAATCTCAACTTCGGCTGGGAAACAAGCTAGGTATGAACCAACACCTTGCATTAAGCCACCAAAGAAACCAGAGCCTTTTTGGGTTACATAACCACGACCATTGTTCATTTGGCTTGTAGCCTGTAATGCGTCTGTGTTTGATTTGTTTTGACCTTGAGCCAATTGTAAATATTGTTGAGGATTTGCAAATGAGTACATATTTGCTTTGTGAGCCAATTCCAAAGGATTGAGTGCAAATTGATATTTTTGGTCCAACAGCCCTTTTTGTGTATTGAGGTCTTCGCTGTAGTCCTTCGACATCTGAGCGGCGATATTTTTTTGCATATCGTTTGTTGCTGAGTTGAGTCGTGAGCTATCCACAATACCTTTTCTAGCCATGGCTGACAGTTGCTGGCCCATCGTATTTTCATAGATACGATTGAAATAATTTGTTTTAGCATTGGCATATGCGTCTGGTAATTTACCAGTTGCCAATTCCGCCTGTTCTTTACGTAGGTTATCTACATCGTTTACAGTTTGACTATAAATAGATGACCAGTTAGGGTTAACTACATCATCTAACAATGCTGTACCACGAGATACAAGCTGGTCTATACTCGGTTGAATTGAAGCTAAATACGCTTGTTGTTGACGTAATAGTTGTTTTTCTTCCTCGGATAGAGGGCGTTCATGATATGAAGAACCACCTTTTTTACCCATTAATTAACCTCCCTTACGAAGTAATATTGCCATTGTCCACCTAAGAATTTTTTCTCTTTCAAAGTAGACTTAGTTAATCGTGCATATGCTTTAGGATTGTGAGGGGTGATAGTTGATACTCCTTTCAACCCTAAGCGTTTTGCATAAGCTTCCATAGTTGGAAAAGCTTTTTTAAAATCTATACTAACAGGACCACATTCTAAATACTCTCCACATACGCCATATGTAAAGAAAGAACCGTCCTCGAAAATATGAATAAATGGATACCATTCTAGGTCCCAATCGTCCCAGAAATTACCCATTTTCTTATTGTATTTTTTAATCCATTTCACAATGTCTTCGTCTTTAGCCATGTGACATCTCCATATAAAAAAAGTGGCACCCTTTTCAGAGTGCCGTTATATTATCCATATGGGTTTCTATTTGATGACCCTGTGCCTTTTAAGAAATCATCATGTTTACTACTTCGTTTTTTAGCTCCGAAACCAGAGTTGCGTCGTCCACCACCAGAAGAACCTTGGCTTACTAAAGCCTCGTTTTCTTTAACAATGTCAAATGATACGAACTTAAAGACAATATTACTGTCCGTTTCAAATTTAAACTGTAGTTTTGGCGAACGTATTTGACTCTTAAATTCTTTTTGTTGTTCTTCGGTAGTCCATGAATGATGAATTACAGTTTCATTAATAGAAATATCACCGCTACCAGCGGTATCTGACATTACGTCAATATATGTTCTGTATACGTTCATTTGATGTGTGTCACGAATTTCACCACTTTTAATTTCTTGATGAATAGTTGTCTTATTGTCGTCGTGGTTATCCCACCGCAATTCATACAATGACCCACTTGTTTCGTCGCCATTCATTGACACTAAAACGTGATAACGATTTTCACATATTGATGTAATCTTATGAGGAAATACCCATTTACTAAAAGCTTTAAGCCCGTAATGATATACATATACTGTATTTCCACTATCTCCGCTTATCACCAATTGTTTGGTTCTACGCAAGTCAAAAATAAACGGATTATCTACTCTTCGTTTAATAAGAGGATTACACTTTTCACCAATGTCTTTAGGTTCGAAGTTGGAGTATGTAAGAGATGTAGCATATGATTTAAGCCCAGTTGTGGACATAAACACTACGTCCTTACCTAAATTAGTACAAGCATGTCGTGATATAAAATCACTCTTACTTCCTAGTTGCATGATATTCCAATCACTAGGCTCATTTTGTACTGTGTAAATCAACCCGTTATTTTTAAATACTAATAAATCTGTAGCCAGTTCAGCTACACCAACAATATCCCCACCGTCTTTATACCCTACGTTCACGTCTTTTCGTGCGGAATCATCATTGGAATTTTCGTGCCAGTCTTCCTCGTCTCCAATAGCCGAATAGATTAGTAAATCTTGTCCAGATTTAGACACTACTACTCGACCAGAACGTGTAAATACAATGTCTGCATTTGGTGATTCTGCAATTTCAGATACAGTTTGGTAGTTGTATTTTTGTAATTTACCACCACTTGCCATCAGAAGATTGCCACCAAATTTAGTGCATGTTGGACGCTTTGCGTCTCCGTTTAGAATACCGATAAATTGAGGTATTTTACCAAACTCATATCTATAAATCTTTTTATTCTCTAAGAAAATAAAGAAATCGTTCATCTCATAGTCATTATAGATATAAATAACTGGAGAGTCGAACGTATGCAGAGGGGAACCAAGCCCCCTCCGTGTACGTAATTTATCCCCCTCAATATCAAATTCAAAGTTTTCTAAATTGACACATTCATTTTGTTTAAGGAATTCTGGTGATTTAGCGACGTTCATACCACCTGTTAAATCAACTAAAGTAACAGTCTGTATGCGTTGGGATTTACCAACTTTTTTGGCCATATATTACAAGACGGCTTTCTGACCGTTTGTGCCGATAATTTTAGCAGTTCTATTCGTAATATCAATTTGAACTACATCGCCTTGGTTAGCTGTAATGCATGATACAGAAGTTGTGCCTTTTACGGCGGTACCTACATGTATATTGCTAGGAGCGATAAATGTAATTGTAGACTTGCTACCACGTACTGGTTTATCTGGGTACACAACAATTAAATTATTAAAACGTATGTTGAAATCTTGTGGGGATATGATTAGTGACAAGTCACTAATCATCGTTGTTGAGCTGTCGTCATTGTCTCGATAATCAATACCAACGCTTGAACTCTGACTGCTAAGCTCAATCATATCCTTAGCAATTAAATCCAATACAACTGTATTGTACTGTGCAGCACTTGAATAGTTCGCCACTGGACCTACATCGCTAGCTGAGAACAATGATGGACTTTTAGTTTGTCGTAACCATAATTGGTCATCTGGCGTAGCATACTCAATGTTCTCATTTACTTCACTATTAGTATACGCTGGGTCATAAGCAATTTCTACGGGAGTAGTGGCTTGAACACCAGGAATAACCAAAGTGGATTTGACTTCTCCTTGCCAAATAGCGTCTAAGGTTATAGAACGTTCGTCCATCGGATGAGATAGTGTAAATGGATATGAGTATTGAGTACTATCTACAGTAGACGTATTTTCTGTTCCTTTTTCTTTAATAATTAAACCATCAACACCAATACCACCAATTTGTATTGTAGTATCGCCATATTTCACTGGAACACGAACTTTTAGCGTTTCGTGTTGGAATAAATCTATGACATTAGCTTTATCAACGATAAATTTTAATACATCGTTTAAACTGGAACTGTTGGGTAGATAACCACGATTTACTATAACATCATATACTTCTTTAACGTCTGCTCCAGTACCAGGGTCACCTTTATCCCCTTTAGGCCCTTTTAATTGTTCGATTTGCTCTGGTGTTAAATCTTCAAATCGTAATGATTTACCAGGGTCTCCTTTTTGACCTTCATGAATTTCAATGGTTAAAGGTCCGTTTTGAACTAAAGTAATAGGTTGTTCCATAAATCCTCCTTAACGTTTAAGTTTATTAAGTATATTACTACTTAATAAATCCATAAGTTTATCCATATGAGAAACCCCACTGTCTCTCATATTTTCTACAATAGATAAAAACTCACTATAGCACGTGTAACCAATAGTGAAAGTTACTGCTTTCATACCAAGTACAATACCACTATTGCCAAATGCATGGTCAATCATGACCGCTGCCGATAATAACAATGCGTACTGTATCATCTTAGAAAGAAAGCCAGTGCCTAAGTGAGATGTTGTAATTTTGCCAGCTCTAAATGCTGGTATCCACCCTCTAAATTTATCGATTGTTGTAATATTCTCTTGTGGTATGCCTTGTTCTATTAAATACTGGTTGCTAATTGCAAACCATTTAGTAATAATATCCAAGACTAATAACCAGAAAATACCCTGGGCGACGTATGCGTAATCAGATTGGTGAAAAGATAATATTAGAGATAATGCTGTGCCAGCCATAACTTTAATCTCCCAAAAATTTAATAATCGATACATTTGTTCAACCAACCGTTCATATACGTCAAAAATGTCAGCCAGGATTACAATCAATACACCAGTAAGAAATCTATACGGAGGTGGAAAATGAGTATTAATCCAATCTCTCAATAAACCTCCTTAATGGTATGAAATACCTGGACTAACTAAAAAAGGTCCTTGAAGAATACGCTCATGCTTACCATTAGCGTTGATTTGTACAACGTCATAGTAATAGGAAGCTAACTCTCCATAATAGGACCCATCTGTATCAATTTGAGAAGTGACTTCGTGTGAAAAAGACACTTCTACCAGACCATGTTGTGGCTCTGGTGTTGTACATTCCGCTTCTGCTAAGACAGTTTCACTTTCTGCGTTTTCACGCACCTTGCAGACATACGAAAAGCCAGTAATATCTACTGGCTCTTTTTGTGCGTCTTTAATTACAAGTTGGAAAGAAAAATCGTCACCTTGGTTAACAACCAATTCGTGCGTAGGCGGTGATAATTTTCGTTTTGCCATAAACCTCCTATTTCATGTCAGTACAGAGAAAACGATAAGAAATAAACCATGCAATAGCACCTATTAGACCTTGTGTACATAGCCCTACCAAGAATCGACCAATATCTCCACGAAGGAGTTCTTGAAATGGTGTGCTTAACATGTAGAGTAAAAATGCAGTGGCTGGTATCATACCGATAATTTTGTTCATAATATCACCTCTTGTTAACATGAAGATACTATGAAACATAGTGTTGTGTCAATTGTTAAATAGTTGCACGTTCTAATACAGGAAAGTCTTCCGTTCCAGCCAATTCACATACCATAATGCGTGTGGTATTCGACCCTGTAACTTTTGCTCCGAGCTGACCGCTATAATATACAGAGATATTTAATACTCCATTTATTAAGTTGATTTCATGGTTTACTCGATTTTGGTCGGATAGTAAAACCATCTGCGGACTTGTAAATGATACCCCAGGTTTTTGGATATGTTGAATTTGCACGTCTCCTACTTCGTATGCTTGTTTCGGCAACAATGTTTCGCTCTCGTAATGTTTATTAATGATTTTTTTTACACGCATGATTAATTTATTACTATTAAAAATACGTTCGCCATTACCATTATATATTTCCATTCCATAATTAGAGTCGGTTGGTATCTTGTTAGAATACACATAAATCGTTGATTGGTTAGCTACAGCTTGAATTTCTTCTATACTGTCAATGAAAAACATAAAGTGCATATAGCTTGTTATTTGACCTTGTGAGTCAGTATGTCGTGTTTCTGTAATACTAATTTTTCGCATGGTTGCATTTGACTCTAAGGCATAAGCATAGACTTCATCGGTGTCTCTGTTTTTTACTGGCAAATAGAAATAGCATACATACTCCCATTTTTCTGGGTGACCGAACACAGGTATATGCTGGTAAGCAAATGTGCCGTCTACGAATTTACCAGATAAAAGCCCAACTTCACCGTTATAGAGTGGAAATGTTTTTAATGGTACTTTGTATTTTAAATATAAACAACAGTCAGTATCATTGATAGTCGTTACATCTTGTTGATTAACTGCTTGAAAATGTTTCATTACATCACCCCATATATTACGGCAACTTGACATCTTTTTCCAATCGCCTTATCTGACTTTAATGTCCACGACAAAACATTACCCGATAATTGTAAATCGTATACAGTTGAGAAACCAGATTGAGGTCTTGGTTCGCCTTGAGCATAACTATTAAGGAAATACCATATGTATTCGTTATTTGTGGTTGGAATTGTAACACTGCCACTCGGCTCGATAACATCAAACCTCTTAATACCGACTATTTTAGTTAACCTATCAGTAATATCAACCATAATTTTGCCGTTCTTATCGAACGTTTGTAATCCAGCTGGCATATCTTCACCCCTTTTAAATATTTTACGCCAAACTTTTTTAAACCATTCTATTAATCTTCCCATACGCCTACCCTCACTCTCAATTGATTGTTTTCATCGTAAACTTCAATTAAGTTATCTTTGATAACTGTTCTAGCACCAGTATCTGCTGTTTTTAACTCGCCAATACGTGCTGTGATAGTGGATAAACTATCTACTTGTAATTTATCGCCAGTAATAGCATGTGATTGTATTTTCTCCGTAGTAATACTACCAGCTTTAATTCTATCCCCAGCAATACTATTAGCAGATATTTTATCGCCAGAAATACTACCAGTAACAATCTTATCGCCAGTAATTGTATCAGCTTTTAGTCTATCACCTGTGATAGTGCCAGTAGCTATTTTCTCTGCTGTAATTTCTCCAGTTTTGATTTTATCTGAAGTGATAGCGTTAGCGGCGATTTTATCACCAGTAATGGCATTGGCTACTAACTTATCCGTCGTAATGGCACCGTCTGCAATTTTAGTTCCAACAACAGCTTTATCTCCAATATATTTAGCAACAATTACACCGTTATCAAATACTGTTCTATCGGTAATGTGAACAGCTTCTGGTGGAATTTCTTCAATCGTAGACTTCTGTAATATCCTAGACATTTCGCCCTCACCAAATACGTCTACAAAGCACACTTTAATTTGATATTCTCCTGTAGAACAGTTAAAGCTAAACTTGTTATCTTGGACAAAATGTTTTTCATTATTGATGTACACATTAGCCCCATAACAGTCTTCGGGGATAACATCGAACTCTACATATAGCCCTTCAAATACTGGAGCTACTTGAATAGATGTTGGAGCATGAGGAATAGGTTTAGAATACTCTATTGTGCTTGGAGCAGAATATGTATTGCCTACTCCTTTGTTGTATAAGTAGGCTGTGCCTTGACGTGCGTACGGCATGGACGTAGAACTCCAAGATGTTGTGAGGTCAAGTCTATTATGAATATCTCCAGGGTGTTGGTCTAATCTTAATTCTGTCCATTCATAATCATTCTGCGGATATTGTTTCCAAGACCAATACGCTCCTCTTTTGTCAAATACAACTGTAGCTTCATATGGTGATTTAGGGACATATTTATTTTCAGCAATGTAGTGTAAAGCAATTGGGGCCTTACCACTAATAGATAGAGCGTTTCTAACATCTCTACCTCTGATACGAATCCAATATTTTTTGCCAATATCTACATTATCTAGCGTAAACTGATTGGTGCGAGTTGTATCATAATGACGAACTGTATCTTTTTCTTCAAACATTTCTAATGTATCATGAAAATCACCAACTTTTACATCGATACTTACGCCAGCATATTGTTTAATTTGAGACGAATTCCAACGTATTAACAATGACACTGACCCATTTACAGCCTTTTCTTCGACTGTGACATTAGAAATCTGTTCATCAAAAGTATCTGGGTTATCAGCGATAACATTAAAATAGCTTTCTACTTTTTTAATTTGGTCGTCTAACTCCCCAGCAATATTTTTTAAATAGCTTTTTAAAAGCGAAATAAACTTCCTACCGTCGCCTTGTATAGAAGGAGGTAGTTGATTGACGCCATTATCAGACATACTCACCTCCTTATAACAAACCTACAATAGCCTCTACCATATCTTGTTCAACGTCCATATTAAAGCCGTGGTTAGACATAGCGAGAATAATAACTAATTGTGCGATAATATCTCCAAATGCTTCGTTACTAAAAGGAATTTGGTCTGTATCTGCGTTTACAAACTTTGGTTTTTTGTAGTAACGGACTTTAAGAGGGACTTTACCATAGACTTCCACGGAATTATCTCTGACAATAAGCGGAGCTTGGTTAGTAACCCTGTACCAGTCAGCTGGAGCAGTATCATTAGCTTGCGTGAATGTAACATCTCCAATTACCTCGTAATACCCATGGTCAATTAATACATGCCAAATAAAGTTAATAGCGTCATTAATATAAGCAATTAATTCTTTATCTTCGTAACCACTTTGGAGATTATCACTTAGACGGTCTCGAAGAGCCGCCTTATCCATTAGTTCTCTTACCGTCATCTTCTTTCACCTCACCTGTAATAGATTTAATATCATATACTGTATAGGTAACAAGTTGTCGTTGTTGGAGAATTTTATCAAATGGAATTTCATCTGTTAAGTTGTGAACGTGTTTACGACTAGCAAAGTATCGAACAATCATCGTACCAGTATAATTTGGGTCCATGTGTTGAATTTTTACACCATCTGTATCTTGAATAAAGATAACAGGGAATTGTCCACACAAGGAGATAAAATCATCTGGACGAAGGGCTTTAGATGTACCATTCAGAGTTACCTCTTTTACTAACTCTGGATTACCATCTTGAGCTAATTCTTCACTAAGTCTATCAATGGCCACGTTTAAACTCATTATTAGTTCTTCGTCTGACAAACTAAGTTTCTGCATATCGCCTAGTCGTTGACGAACCAAAATCAACAAGTCATTTGTTGTCATTGTACCTCCTATACAAAGAATGGCATTGGTCGCTCAATAGGACCACTTGATTCGCCAGCTACCATTTTTTGAATTTCAGCTGATATTAAACCAGCTACAGTATCTGCTCCAAAATTACCATTGAGTAATCCTAGACTATAGCGTGAGAACATGTCGAATAAGACATAAGGTAAATCAATTTCATCATCGATATTCTCAATAGGGTCTAAGATATAGGTATATGCCATTGTAGCTTCTTTATCAATTTTGATAGTATTACCAACAAATTTGTATTTACCATCAAAGTCGTCTTCAAACGATTTGAATCCGCCAAAGTCATTTGGTAAATTAGCCTTACCATTACGTGGTTTTAGTTTAACTTCTTTGGTAATCCAAAAAGATTTAGCATTGATAAGAGCTAGGTTAACATATCGTAACACGATATTCAGAGCGTCTATAATTTCTGGGTCACTATGTTTACGATTAGCATTTTCTCCTAACCCATACAAAACAGAAGTAACCACATCACGTACTTCAATCATAAATACCTCTTGATATTACCAGTCGTAGTCCTAAATTCTGGATTTTTCATAATCCATTTACGAATCCACATTTCGTATTCTTTTTTGTCCTTACCTTGACACTCTTGTGCCATAATAAGTTCAAAGTCACTCATAAAACGATGGCGAGGAATACGAGCAATTACTTTAGCTTGACCGTTCAAGTTACCTTCAAGGCCACTATCACGCTCCTCTTTTACTTGTTGTAAAACATCAGATTCGTCAAAGGTATGTTGAATACTCCAGGTGTCTTTCTCGACTGTAACCTTTGTGTCTATTCTCATATATCACCTTTTAATCAAAAAAAATAAGGGGGTAGAATTAACTACCCCCAAGGATTATTTGGAAATGCCGTACAAGCGAGCATTTGCAATTGGTGCAGTACATTCGAGAGTAGCTGTACCTGTAATTACGGATTCTTTGTATGTACCTTTGCGTTCCAAATCTTCGTTATGGAATGGGATAAGGTAACCAAGTTTCCAGTATTGCAATTCAAGCAAGTCTACAACGTCATCTGCGTATAGACGGTGAGCAACCAACTCAATTACACCAAAGTCTGTTTCAAGAACATCGATTACTTGAGTTAATTTTTTAGCTTCCATCGCAACGTTACGTTGAGAGTTAGCTGTGAATGTAGACGCTTTACGTTTGTTTTTACCAGACATAACAGCGATGTCTACGTCACCACCACGACCCCATACTGCTTGCATAGCGTCATTCAATGATTCCATTGTAAATTCGCCAGCTGGATTCAACGCTTTAGCGTCGATAGCGTTGCAGTAAGTCAATTCCATTTTACCAGCTGTAACAGCGGCAGATGGTTTAATTGGAGTGCCAGGAGTAGCGGCAGAATCTTCTGCTGTGGCATGCAATGTGAAAGTATCTTTATCGATAGGTTTCACGAAATATTGTGTATTAGCTTTGTATTTAGCGTCCAAAGCATTTGCACCTTTACCACGTACGATAACTTTATCACCAGTTACGAAGCGATGGTTAGCCAAGGTTACTACGCCTTGAGCGTCTACAGTTACTTCAGCGAAGTTATCCAAGAAGTAAGGGATACCACCGAAACGACCAGCAGTAGTTTCGTCGAATGGTGCTTTCACTTTGTTAGAGACAATAGCATATTCAAGGTCACGGCCAATTTCTTTAGAAGCCTTCAACATTTGATATGCTTTTTCGTCACGGACACCGTATTTCTTGATAGCTTGAGTGATATCAGATACAGTATAGCCGTGTTCGAATTGTTGAGTGAAGTTAGATTCACGTCTACGTGGAGTAGCTTGACGAGTACTGAAGTCATGTACTTCAAGAGTAGCGTTATCCATTGCTGGACGTAAAGAATCACATAACCAACTATGTTCTGTATTGTGTACAGAAAGTTTCCCGAATCGGGAAGTTAAAAGTGTTTGGTCAGGGTCGATATTAGTAATGAAATCATTCATGTCTTCAACCTTACCAACCACGTTGTAAGACTTAACAGCCGTTTGTTGGGACAATTAAGTACCTCCTTATTTAGAAAAATATCCTAGTTTAGAAATAATATCGGCTTGTTGGTCCACAGATAATCCACGTAGTTTAGAATAATCAATTTCTGTTGACGGACTACCTGGTGGAACAGTAGCGGCACCAGCACCCTCTACAAATGGCGGTTTCATAGATGGTTTTGCCTGTGGTACTGGTTGTTTTCGTTGAATTGTTGGTACTTGGTTAGCACCATAATACTCATTACGCACAGCTGACATGTATGCGTCAATAGTTTGCGAATCATAGTTATCCATCGCCTGTTTAATCTGAACAGCTTGTGCATAAGGTAAGTTATTTAGTTTTTCCAACGCCAATTGATTAATAGCTTGGAAGTTAGGGTCTTGGAAATATTTACCCATTGTATGATTAAAATTGTCTACCACACGTTGACGGTCTGCTTCTTGTTGACGAGCTGCATAGATTTCAGCTTTAACGTTAGCAATACTATCAGCGTAAGCCGCTTGATGTAACGGATTATATTCATCGAATTCCTCACCTAATGCCGATTGCACTTCCTTACGAGCGTATGCATCAAGTTGAGTGTAATAATCACGTTGCGTAATTTGCGGTTGTTGCGGTGCTGTTTGTTGAACTTGAGGTTGAGCTTGTTGAGCATTAACATTTGGTTGTACTTGAGGAGCTTGGTTATACTGCAAGTGGCGTCGTTCTTCTGCAAGAGCTTGCGTTTTACGAGTATAATCTTGATTTCTCATGTATCCATGTAATAACTCGTCAAGGGTTACTTCTTGTTCTTGGCCGTTCACTTTGACAACATAAGTTTCTGGTTCTGCTGGTTGTCCTTCTGGTTCAGCTGATTCACCTTCGGGGTCCTGTTCGCCTTCTTCTTCGCCATCACCGAATCGACCATTGTTGAAAAATACAGGGTTGCCGTCTTCGTCAATACCAAAGTCTGGCACATCTTCTGTATTGGAGTCCACTTCGGGTTGCTCCAAATCAACTTCTGCTTCACCCTCGCCATCGGCGAAAGTTTGCAAATCAAACTTAAATTTTAAATCTTCCATGTTACCTCCTTCACTCCCATATTGGGTTGGTGAAAACTAAAATTAAATTAGCCCGCCAGAATGAGCATAGTAGTCTCGTACATTATCTGCTCCAGAACCATTACCTAAGCTATGGAAGAAACGACCAATAGCGGAGCCGTCCCAAATAGATTGGTGTTGTGTTTGTGTTGGTGCTGATGAGGCCATACTATCGCTATCAAGCTGGTCGAAACCAACACCGTATGAAGTTTGAGGTGCTGGTGCTGAGGCTGGTTCTTCGCCATAGTAGCTAGGTTCGCTATAATCATACGAAGATTGTTCTGTATAAGCTCTAGCAGCTTCTTCTTCAGCTTGTCTACGCAAGGCTTCTTGTTTTTTCAAATACTCTGCATAAGGTGCCTTTAATGCTCCAACGCTGTACAAATTTTGAATTTCTTGTGGGTCAAACTCTGTACGTGCCTTCATAGAGCTAATATCATCATCTTTCCAACCTAAGCCTTGTAATGTTTTATCGTCTGCCCATTGGTAACCCATACCTTCGGCAAATGGGTTTTGGCGACGCCAAGCTTGTTCTTTAGGAATAAGAGCCATACGTTCTTGAGCAATTTCACCCATTGTTTTAGCTGGCAATTTACCTTCAGCACTGTCACGATAACGTTGTTCTGCCTGTTTACCTTGTCGTAAGATTTCTGCGATTTTAGCAGAAAAATCAGAACTTAAACCAGGGTGTGATTGTTGGTAGGCACGTGTATCGGCTTCATCGGCACGAGCTTGTGCTTGTTCTTTTGTTTCAAAACGGGGAGCCATACTTACAGACATATAATCTGTATTTGGTGCGAATTTACCTTTTTCTGGTGCTACATATGGAGTATTAGCTTCCATACGAGCTTGTGCCACATTACTAGGTTCTTGTTGAGCCTTGTAATCCTGTAGCGTTTGCGGTGCTTGTTGAACATCAGCTTTTTCTGCTAACGCCATAGCAATTGGAGAAGGGTTGGCACTACCTCTCCAGTCTGCGAATCGAATTCCCATTTCATTCCTCCTTAGACACCTGGAAAATATCCAGTCCGTTGTAAATACTCTTCTTGCTGTTTAAAGTCAGCAAGCTCTTTATTGGCAATCTGTCCACTAGCGATTGTAGAAGCTAGGAACGATTTAAAACCCTCCGATGCCAGAAGGAGGTTCCTGTACTCCACTAGACGGTCCTCTTGGCACGTTTTGAGGTTGCTGATTATCCACTCTTGATAAGCCTCCAGCCAATCCTCCAGAAAGGTTAGGGCCGCCGAAGCCTCCGCCCCCAGGTTGCCCTGTTGAATTAAATTGTTGATTTCCGTCTGGTTCATTTCCCGCTCCTCCGAATAATACTTGTAATTCTGGTGGTAATTGTAATAGATATTGTGGTGGCAAAATACCAAACTGAGCATAATATTGCAATGCGTCTGGTGGTAATTGACTCAATACCTGTTGTTTTAACTGCATTTCCATCATCATACGTTGTTGTGTAACGTTAGGGTCAGTAATATAATCGCCATAGTTTTTGAAACCAATACTTTCAATCCATTTTTTAAATAGATTGTAGATATTTTCTGGTGTAGAAACCATGTATCCGCCAGCATTTGCTTGCATTAACGCTGTCAAAAGCGTTTGCGTAGCCATGATAGTAGATTCTTTGGTAGCAATACTGATACCAGCATTAACAATTAAGTCAAAACTACCGTCCAAATCTTCTGGACTTATCTTCAATTCTTTATTAGTTAAACGAATTACTGTTTGTTGGTCGATAAATTTTTGATTTAAAGACACCATGAAACGGAATAATTCAGATAAACCTGTTTCAGCGAACATACGTGCTACTAATTCAAGACGTTGTGCTGATTGTCCTAAAATAGCACTAATACCTGTAGCTGTTTTATTAAGACTATTAGCGTCTAAACCTTGGTTATAACGAGTAATACCAGTACGGTTTTCTTTTTGTCCTTCAATCCACTCTAAGAATTGGAATGTTTGTGGTGCTAATGGAGTAATATTCATTGGCATAGCCACTTCATTCATTGAATGACCAGCTTTCATACGGATAACCTTACGTCCTTGCACAAAGTCATCAATATTGATAGCAGATTCATCTAGCAACATCTTAGGGTCATTAGTTAACGCAACGTTTTGCATGATTTGACGTGTTAACGCAACTTTAAGGTCTTGTAATTCGCCAATTAATTCAGCATATGAACGCTTAACCCAAATACGATGAGGGTCTTTTGTAGGAGAAATAGCAAAGAATGGGTGTCTGCCCATGTAATTTTGTTCCATACGGATAATCGTATCACCACAAATGGTGATAATCATATCTTCTAAGATACCATCATTATTAATGTCGATTTTTGTATAACATTCATAGATAACCACTTCTTGACGGGCAGTTTGCTCGTCTTTATTTATGTCTACGTAGTTATCACCAATAACCTGTTCTACTTGGTCTACGTTCATGCCGTTGTAATTGTCATTCACACGGATATCATCGATATTAGCGTATACGCCTTGTGCTTCACGCTCACGCAAATAAGACATCGTTACTTTACGTTTATGAGCTACGAAGTTAGCTTCCTCTAAAGACTTAGCGTCTGGGGAATATAAAAACTCACTTACTAGAATATTTTCTAATTTAGGTGCGTTTTTTCGATAATACGGCAATTGATATGTAACAGAGAAGTCTCCAAATTGGTCTGGACCTTGAATATCTTCAATAGTTACACCAGTTTGTGTAAGAGCCTGTAGTGCTTCATTGTTAAGTACAGCTGTTTCTGTTGTGTATCCCTCTGTACGCTCCCAATAACACTTGATAATGCCCATACCAACAATCAAAGAATCCTTCATCCAGTTATACAAAACTGTAAAAAAGTTATTTTGTCGTTGTAGTTGATACACTAACAGCTCTTGCATGGTTTCTGCTTTCGTATCATCTTCTTCTGTAACACCAGCAATGGTAATTACTTCATCAGAGCCAGTAAATACCTTCATTAGAGATGGTAAAGCCCATTCAATTGTGTCGGCTACGTCTGTAGATACAAGGTCAGAGGTCTTAGAAAGAATAGGGAACTTCTGACGGTAGTAATCTTTATCGGCATAATAGATTTCATAACGTTCTCGAACTGCTGGTTCGACAATGGAAGCTTGATATGCTTCGGCACGTTGAATATCATTCTGCACGTATCGGACTACTGTCTTATTTAAGTCCTGTAATACGGATTCACTATCCATTTAACCTCCTTAATCAAGAATACAAATAATATTAGAGTGAGCCATTAACAGATATTTAGAACCTTCAATTGTAATTTCTTGTGTATATGGTCCAAATTGAACCACGTCACCTTCTTGAACTTCGTTATGTACCCATTTACCATGGTCGAATTTACCCTCGCCGCTAGCAAATACAGTACCAATGTTTTGTGCTTTTGGTGTGGAACCAAGAATAATACCACTTTCGGTAGTTTCTTCTTTCACTTCTGGAATAACCAATACGTTATCATGTAATACTTTCATTACATCGCACCTCCTAATGGAATATCACTTGTACTTACATTACTAAAGTTACTAACAGGTGGGACAGCAATCTGACTAATATAAGCTAAGGCGTCAATCAAGTCATCGTGTAACCCTTTAGGGAAACTTTGTAATTCACTTTCGAGTTCTGTGAGGAACTTGGCTCCCATAGGGAACCACACACTACCAGTTTTAAACCGTGGTTGAAGAGTAGCAATACGTAATTCCTTACGACTAGACGCTTCTAAGTCCTTAACTGTAAACCAAATATTACGTTTAGGCATTTCTTTCTCTAGGTAATGTTTAACAGAAGCCTGGTACGCTACTTTTTCTACACCTACATAGATAGGTCTATACTTTTGTACCGCTCTAAATATAGCGTCAATGGTTTGTGAAGGGTCATACCTATCATAATCAACGTCCAAGATAAACCATTTGTTATCTGGGTTTACTGCCACAGTGCAAACTACTGTATAATCGGCACTTTCTTTCTCGGAAATAGCCAAATCCACCGTGGTATAAATAGAACAATCTTCTAACTTTAATTCGTTAGGAGCGTAATACATGAAGTATTCTTTCTTAAACATTTGACGTTCTGGAGAAATAGCAATACACATCTTTTCTCTTTCCCAAATGTCTAGCTTACCTAACGCTCTCCACGCTTCTTTCTCTGAGAGAATTTCCTCTACTGGGAAACGTTCTGGCCAATTTGAAGCTCCTTCGTCGTCCATAACAGGAATACGTAACGCATTGAATTTAAGCAAGTCTTTATTCTCGATAACCTGTTCAATCAAACATTTCTCGCCAAGGTTATTACCAATCATAAAGATACGGGTTCTCTTACCAAGGAAATAAGCGTCTGATAAAAACCAATCATAGTCGTTACTTTGTACAGTATCTGACATGGAATCTTCAACGTCTTGAGGGTCGTCGATTACGATAATATCTGGTCGCTTATCGCCCCATAACAAACCACGGATAGAAGAACCTTTACCATATGCTTCCATACGGACACATATTTCTTCACCCTTCTCGTCGGTCACGACACATTCGAACGCTTTCTCTGATTGTTGCTTAACCTTCACCAGGTTTAAACTTAAAAACTCATTGGAAACGTATGTTTCAGCAATTTCCTTTAATTGCTTACTAGCCTTCGTTTGGTTGGCCATAATGAACACAATATAATTGGCTTTCTTGGAAGGGTATGTTAATCGGTATAAAGGAAACGCACGCAATACGTACGAGCTTTTCGCACTTTCACGGAACCCCTCAATGGCAAAATGCTTTTTCTCATGTAACAAAATGTCACTCCACTTATAGTGGAACCAAGCTGGCTCTACCTCTTCTTCGATAGGCAGAAACAATCGGTGGAATGTAACTAAATTTTCTTTCCCTCTCCTAAATGCTTCCGCTATCTTATCTTGTGCAGTAGATATAAAACCACCTCCTATAGTTAATAAAGCTCATTATCTCTGGAGGTATTTATATATAAGTGTAAATATAATTCAAAAATTAATTTTACTGGTAACGGTCTATTCATATAGGGGTACCCTTTTGGGAAGCCCCACCCTCTTATAAATCTGGGGAAAGGTCTGGCAAATGTGTGTATGGAACACTTATATTTCTGGGGAAAGGGTCTCTAAACTGGCGGGGGTGACATGGGGGGCGTGTAATGCGAAGCCCCACCCCTTGGCTAGATGATTCTCAATCTCAAATACAGGGCAAAAAGTAGGCAATTACCAATAAAGAGAAGTAAAAAGGCTGTAAAGCCAGTAAATACAACGATTTCTAAGGTTTATAGCTCATGTGGTTTAGTGTAACCATCGAAAGCAACGAACACAAACGGAGCGAGTAGATAGGTCTTAGATAACTGAATATAGATAGTAGGTGCTTTTAATAGTACCGCCTAGCCTTTCAAGATAATTCAATTTACTAATGAAAGGGCAAGCCAACAGGCTTGAATATAGGTACTAAAAATGACTATTAAAAAAACAATTACAACTACTACAAAAAATACTGCTAAAACTACAAAGGCAACTGGTAAAAACACCTTTAAATTCGATGAAAAAACAGGTGTATTAACTTTAAAGCTAGAGTGTGAGTGGAATAAAACTCATACAGGGCTAAAAGTAAAGTACGTTGACGACGTGAAAACTGAAAAGTCAGAATATAAAATGACTGTGTTCCACGACGGCAAAGGGAACACATTGAAAATGTTCAAAACTGGCTTCGAATATGAAAGTGTTGTAAAAGATGAAAAGCCACTTGCAGTTGACTCTAAAAAACTAGCCAAGCTAGACAAAGATGAACAAGATGTATTACTTGCTATCCTAGCTAAGTTACAATAATATTTCTGGCTAGGCGGTAATATTAAGAGTACCTACTAAAAAACACAATGTTATACATATATTAAAATTTTTCTCTTAAAACCCCGTGTTTTTTGAAAGCACGATATACATATGTTATAGCATTGTAAAGAAAAGTATTTTAACGAAAGAGGTGCAAAATGAAAATCTTTATTAATTACCAACTGTCTAATGCTTTTAAATCTGCTGTAAAGCGTGATAGACTGGACGCCATAGACCATATGGTGGCTGGCGGTATGCCCTCTATAAAGGCTATATGTTTTGTTGAGGCTATGTCTAAGGATATAGCGGATACTTGGAACGAACAAAAGGCTTTTTGTTTGATGCGTAAAAGCGTATACAAAAGCTATGATACAGCTGTATTGAATGGTTTCCGTTGGTATGATGTTTTATAATAAAATGGGCTAGTTTACGGACTAGCCTTTTTTGCGTTATAATACCGAACATATATTCTATTTATAAACAATAATTAACAACTTAAATTATTGTATACAATATATTAAATTGTAAAGGGTTATGAGTTTATGGATACAGGTGATACAGTTGTATTTCTATATAGGGTTATTCTCTTATAGATTAATGATAGGGAATTTATTTTTTCTTTTCCCCGTTTTTGCCTTTGCTTTTACATTGGCTTGTATCGTGCTTTGCATTGCCTGTATAGGCAACGTATTATATATTGGCTTATGAGTGAATTATCACGCTTATAAGTGTTACTATATTTTAGTAATAGCCCTAGAATTGATTATATTGCCCTCTAAGCCCTTTTTATATTTCTGTAGGTGTAATCACCCTATCAAATCATTTAAAACACCATACAGAGTGAATAAACGAATTTTATTTATAGGTACATACGTTTGTATGTATCTTTTTTTATTACCTGTATTGATACATTTCTATATATAGATAGATGATACAGAATTTATTTTTTCTTATTCCCTGTTTTTAGTTTTATATATATTCTGTTTTCATGTTTATCTCATTTCACTTTTTCACCACTAACATTTATCTTGCTAGTTGATTATCATTGCGAAACCGTCAAGGTTCCTGAGATGTCGATAAGCCACGAATCCAGCAATCATCACGATTCTGGCGTTTTGAAATTCATGTGCTACAGTGAGTGCAGTCGATGAGTTCGATAACCCAACGACTACACATACACACACACTTATGTGTGTAGTGTAAATATCCATGTTTTATTTAAGAAAGGAATGTGCTATGGATATTCAAACAGTCCAAGCGATTGGACAAATCTTAGCGTGGTCTACTGTATTAGTAGGCTATGTATTCATGTTTATGTTTATGTATTTTATGTTGAAAAAGTGAGGAATGTATTATGAAAAAGTATGTATTCAATAACAAAATTTATAACTGTGAGTTGCTCACAGAAAACATGGAAACAAAAAAATTATTTTATTTTTTGAGAAGCGTAGAAAATCCTAGCGACGTTATTAAAGTTCCTGTGGAAGAAATGCCAGAGGAATACGTTCCTAAAATGGCTAAATTTGAGGCTGGCGACATCGTTCGTGTGCGTTTGATTAAAACATATATTTATTATAACAAAAAGACAGGAATCTCTTGTTCC